CCCCTACAGCGGTCTTGGCTATTTCTAACGCACGAGCATCTATCTTACCTTGCTTATCAAACAGCTTTAGAAACTTACTTACTTTCAAGCCTTTTTCAGTGTTGTCGGGTGCGTCTTTTTCTTCTATTACTTTACCTAATCCAGTATCTATTGAATTCTGTTTAGCTGGAGTAATTGCATTATCAGGATTCTTAATGCCGGGAATAGCCTCTTCAGTCTGTGAGTCCACCCCAAGAGCGACGGGAGTAACTGGTGCTTCTTCTTTCTTGATAGTATTTAATCTAAACGAAGTAGTACCGGACTCTTCTAAGTCCTTCTTAACTAGCGCAAACCTATCTTTAGAGTTTTGATTAGCTTTTAACTTGCTATACACAGCTTTCAAAGCCGCCCTACTACCTTCGTCATCTCCTAGATCCAGATCATTTACTATCTGCCGAGCCTGCTCCTCCATTAGCTTTGAGTCAGCCTTTAGCTTCTGCCAAGAGTCCACCTCGGATAGCAAAGTTGAAGCCTGAGTTAGCGCACTTTTTCTTTTTCGCTTTTCATTTTAGAGACCATGCCGTAGGTTTCATTAAACCCACCCATAAAACTTGAAAATACGTCTGGTGCAGCCATTATACTAACTCCTCATCTTCGCCTTCGTTGTACCCCAACATGGAGTCTTGTTCTTCTTCTGAAGCTACGTCCATTGATTCGTCTTTCATAGCGTTCATTAAGCCTTCTCTGGCTTCTTCGTTGACATCCTCTTCTTCGTCTTCTGGGGTTCTCTCCATTTCTTGTTGGAGTTCAAAATCCAGTTGAGAAGCGTCGATCAGTTCTTTAGGGAAGTACATATACTCTGTCTCTACACCCATGTCATAATCTACGTCGTAGCCTTCAGCTAATATAGAAATGTACTTGGCTAGAGGCCCCGCTAAAAGAAGAGCGAAGTCTAAGGTAAATCTACCTTGGGCCATTGCACTCATCACGATTGTCTGAGAAAACTGAGCCACTGTTATTTCGTTTTCTAGTGCGTTAAACACGGCGAACAACTTTGGCTTCTCAGATATAGTATCTAGAAGAAACTCCATAGCCTCGTCTAAGTCTGTGTAGTCTGGTGCTCTTCTCCAAGGGTAGTTCCTTTCGTCAGAGATCAAGTTTTCACCGGGGATTGGCCCATCTATTGCGGCATACTTTTTATTCGCCATCTGTATCACTCTCCTCGGTTTTCTTCTTAGTACGCGATGCTTTCTTTGCTGCTTTTTTCTTAGCAGTACGTCTTTCTTCTAGTACAGTATCCGCAATAGCTTCTAGAGTTTCTAGGGTATATGTAAACGGCTCTTCGCTAGCGTTATCCATTTCTTTAGTGCCTACCCCATCTAGGTAGCGAGCTATACTTCTTTTAAATGCTTTGTTTAAATTCATGCTGCTTTAGTCTCCAGTAAAGAGTAGTTAACCATTAGGTAGCCAGTGTCTAGGTTAGTAATTACTGCCTCTGGGTATACTTCTTGTATCTCTTGAGCAATAACTCCTTCAGTACCGTATTGTGCTGCACCTAACTCTAGAGCTTCGTCGGTCCATTCCCAAGTGTAGTACCCGTAACCTGCGAGGTTACGCCCCACCTTCTTAATGTTTTTCTTCAGGCGACGGTCACTCAGCCCAATGATTCCGCCTATTATAGACCCCATCATTGAAGATCTACCTGCTGACTTTCTTGCCGCCGCATCTCTTTTAGAAGCAGCTTCCCCGTACTCACCAGAGATAATAGTCTGCGATAAAGATGAAGATCTATCTAACTCGTTTTCTGTAGCCTTCCACAGATAATCGAACGCAGCGTCTGCTTGGTCCCAGAGACGGTTCAAACCTTCTACCGAGATAGCTAGAGAGTTTTTAATGTCAGTAGCTGCTGCGGTAAACGCCATTTCTGTATTGGTTAAAGTAATATCTTGTCGCCATTTAGCATTAGTATCATCTATCAAAAGCTGGTTTTTTATTTCAAACTGCTCTCGTTGGTTAGCTAGGTCGGCATTAAATTTAGATTCAGCTAGGTCTGTATTAGTAACAAACTCAGCGTGAGCCTGCCTTTGGTTAGCGTTAAACTGATCCACTTCTACTTTCAAAGTGTCGTATGTTTGCATTAGCTCAACTTCAGTCTGGGCTTCAAACTTGCGTTGGATGTTTACCGCATTAGTTTCGTCAAAGATTGCCTGAGATCGCATTTCTGCGTTAACTAGCTCTGCCTGCTGATCGTTATCTAGATTCTTTAAGTCTAACGCTAAGAAGGCTTTAGAGTTACTAACCAAGGCTTCCTGTCGGTTATCTAAGTTAGCTATCTCTAGCTTCGACAGTATGTTAGCTCGGTTTATAGTAGTCTCTTGGGCGTTATCTAAGTTTCTAAGGGTAACTGTCTCAAAGAACTTCGAGTCGCCTTTTGCTATGTCTAACGCAGACTCCATTAACGCACCAGATACAGCGGCCATTGCGGCAGAACCAGAGATACCCTTAAATGCCATCATACGGTTGATGCCACGATAGTTACTGGCGGCCCACGTAGGGATGACAGGGTTTCCGTTAGCGTCGGTAAAGTCTTTAGCTAGGATGTCTAACTGGCCTTTAATAGTGGCCTTAGAATCTATGTAGTTACCTTCGCCTAGTTCGTCTGCTAACAGCTTACCGGCTACCGTACTGGTATCGATTACGTTACCAATGTCGTAACTAACGTGGTCATCCATTGCGTCACCTAACGCAGTCTCGCCTCTAGCGGTCGCATCAATATCTATAGTAGCCGCTTCGTCGATAACTGTGTCGTCACTAAGAGTACCTTCCGCCCCTACAGCCACAACGTCTTCTATCGCATCTACAGAAGAAGCAACGTCGTACTGTCCTTCCGTACCTGTTCTAGAGTCTTGCGTTTGTATAGTTTCTGCCGCAGGAGCAACCGCAACGTCTATAGCTCCCGCAGTAGGATCTAAAGAGTATCTAGGGTCGGTTGAGTCTAGTAGACCCGATTGAACCTGTCCGCCAGTTATAGTCGGGATGTTTTCTGCTAGACGCTGGTCATCTCGTATAATATCTACGGCCCCAGTAACTAACCCTGCCGCAGTTTGATCCGCAGTAAGCCCGCCTATGGTTTCTAGCTGCCTAAACTCTGCTGCTGTATTTCTCAGGTTAGGGTTTTCGCTTTGTTTAGCGTCACTACTAAGCGCACCTAAACCCCCTAGAGCAGTACTAGCAGTAGTGTTAGATGCCCCTACTAAGTCGTTAAAGCTGTTAGAGGCAGCAGGTAGAGAGGCCCCTGATGTTCTTGATTCTACGAGATTAGCCATTATTATTATTCACCTTTAGTGTATTCCTTCTTTATTATCTTTTACTCTTGAGTACGCTACTACGCCTAATCCACACAGCGTTACTGCTACGCAAATATAGCCTACAGCACTTGAGTAGGATGCCAATGAGTGTAATTGTTCAATTGCTTCTGCACACAACACACCGGCTGTTGCGAAGGATGCACCCCAAATAGTTTTAGAGTGCTTTAGAGCGGCTAGAGGAGCTATCTCAGGGCGTTGCGGCATTACTGCATCTGTTTCCCCTAGTTCTCCATCTAAAGTCCACAGGGCGCTCTCTGCTGCGCGTCTGCGAGTCAATCCAGATAGTGCAGTTATAGCACCATCCACTTTAGCACTGTTCCATTTAGCCATTTCAGAGGGAACAGAGTGGTATTGACCTAGATTAAGTTTCTTAATTACCGTTGACTTCTTAAATGCAGGTAGCCCTATGCTAAATACAAAGGAAGCTAATGCGTCTAATTGTGGCTGGCTCAATGGCACACTTACTATTTGCTTAACATGAGCACATACTTTACGCATATCCTCTTGTAGATAGGCTTCACACATCTCAGGAGTAGCGGTCATACCAGAGCGTACTGCTTGTGTGTGTCCGTAGCCAATAGTCCACTTACCAGATACACAGCGGTACGAACGGTAGTCGCCGTCTGAGTTTACTTTATGGCAACCTTCAAAGCGTTTAATTAAAGAGATGCCTTCTGGTGATACTGAGTTTGGGATATTCATAATGTTTACCTTAGAAAATAAAAGAGAGTACTGATGCTGGCGGTTACTACCAACCAGAAGATCCTCTCGCCAAAAACAGCTTTTGCTTTGTTGTCCTGTACTTCGGTTTCTAAAGTACGAATTCGACTTTGATCGTGTAGACTGGTCTTCTCGTAGTTATTCATACGACGAAATACGGTGTCCATACGTTCTTCAATGCGGGCTAGTTGAATGACCACCTCGGAAAGGCGGTCAAGTTTTGATTCTATTCTGTCTAGGCGGTCGGGAGAGGCCATCAATTATATATCCTTATACGCCTGACATCAAGCCTTGCGTTCTAAATCCTTGTAGGAATCGTTGGTCAGCGCCAGTCAGTTCGCCTGCTTCTGCCAAAGGAGCGTCTGGGAAAAGAGAAGAAAGTATCTCTTCTAGTCGAAGTATCTTCTCCCCCGATAACGTACCGTCTGCATTGTAGTACCTTTCTAGTATG